TGCATATGAAAGACCTACAGTAAGAATTGTTGGTGAAGCTCAAATGACCAAGCTACCAAATGGTAATTATGAAGTAACACCTAGATGGATCAAAGATAGGTTTAACGCAGAAAATTCCATGTTAAAACAATTAGAGGACTGTAGAGAGGATGGATGATAAAAAGAAAGTAGAAATTGAATTTTGTGAAACCAATCAATCAAGAGAATCAGCAACTTCTATTTTATCGCTCAAAAAGGATATAGAACACCAAGAGTATGTTATTAAAGAATTGGAAAGGCAATGTATATTTGTTAAAGACCATTTTTCAACAAAGAATAGCGAACGATTAGATGATATTAAAGTTTTGCATAAGAGGATAGATAATCAATTGCAAGGGGATTTAGAATTCCACGAAAGCGTTCGTAAAAAGATATGCAGTAGATTTGATATTCTCGATGAACGTGTAAGGCGTGTAGAAAAATGGAAATGGGCGACTTGGGGTGGAATGGTTGTCGTTGGCGCTTTAATCGGCGCTTTATTGTCGACTCCCTCGCCGATTAAAGGTTTAAGTCTCATGTAATGTTTTTCCTTGTTATTTCACATTTATTATGATATAATTGGACTATGGAAAATAAAAAAAGACAATCAAACGCTAGATGTGCTATGATGTTAATAGCACTATCTGGCGTTTTCGTTTTTATAGGATTGTTAAAAATGATGGGGGTATTTTGATTGGGTATTCTTAAATTAGAACAACATGAATATAAATGTGAAGAATGTAAATATTCTTGGGTATTAACTAATTCCTCACGTAATAAAGCATATTTTTGTCCTAATTGCGGTAAGCAACAACCAATCATATCTTTGTTTGGTGAATACAAAGAAACAGAATCAATACATTATAAACTTGGTAGTGACATGTAGGGGAAGTGATGAGTAGTGCTTATATTGATGTGAAGTATATTAATTTATGTTCAAGTGGGTTAGAGAAGTTTAAGCAGAATAATACCAATCTTTGGAATTTTCGTTGTCCTATTTGCGGAGATTCACAAAAGAATAAAAACAAGCGACGTGGTTTTATATATGAAAAGCAAAACAAATATTTTTATCGATGTCATAATTGTGATTTTGGTACAACATTTAGTACATTTTTAGAAAAAGTTAATCCTGTTTTACATAAAGAATATATAACTGAAAGATATAAGGAGAAACAACATGACCCTCAAACTATTCTTCCAAAATTCAATTTTATTCCTAAATTCAATAATGTCTTGGCAAACTTGGAGCCTTGCTCACGACTTGCACAGAACCATCCAGTATACAGATACTTACAAAAAAGATTAATACCAGAAAAGTATTTTAGTAAACTCTATTTCTGTACGAAATTTAAAGAGTGGACAAATACTATTATTCCGAATAAATTTCGATCATTAAAAGATGATACACCGAGATTGGTGATTCCATTTTTTGATGAAAATAATAACGTCATTGGTTATCAAGGTAGATCGTTTGATCCGAAGGACCAATGCAAATATATAACAATTAAACTCGAAGGAGTGGATAATTTAATCTATGGCCAAGAGCGCATAGATAATACAAAAATTAAATATTGTGTTGAAGGACCTTTAGATAGTTTATTTTTGCCTAATTGTTTGGCATCGGCAGGATTAAATTTTAAAGGTATTGTTTGCGACGTCATTGTCTTGGATAATGAAAGGAGGAATATCCAAATAGCAGATGCACTAAATAAAGTAATTCAAAATGGTTATAGTGTTTGTATATGGCCTGATAGTGTAAAGGAGAAGGATATTAATGAAATGATTGTCAGTGGAAAAACTACTGATGAGATTGTAGAGATTATAAATCATAATACCTACTCAGGGCTACAAGCAGATTTTCAACTGTCTCAATGGAGACGATGTTAGGAGGACACGATAATGCTTTTAACAGAAGAACAAACAGAAGAATATTTAAGTGAGATGATTAATCGTTATGCAAATATAGAACAAGACGCAGTAACTAGTGAAGCATTGCATAAGAAGCATGCATTTCAAGATATGAGAATTGTACTTTTTGGAGATGATAATGGAAATAAAAGAGAGAAAGTTGCATGAATATGGTTTTGTAAGACTTATTGATGTAATGGGTGATGATGATTCAATTGCAGATGCGGCTCGTGTATCCTATGGAAAGGGTACACGGACTGCATCCGACAATAAAGGTTTGATTCGTTATTTAGTTCGACATAAACACACCTCACCGCTTGAGATGGTATCTGTTAAATTCCATCTCAAGCTCCCCATCTTTGTTATGAGGCAGTTGGTGAGACATCGAACAGCATCCCTCAATGAATATTCTGGAAGATATTCTATAATGTCGGATGATTTTTATGAGCCAAGTGATGATTATATTCAACCACAATCTCAAACTAATAAACAAGGTAGAGGTGGTGAACTTTCTGATGCGTGGAAACAAAGTTATAAACAGAGAATACATGAGATAACTGCTAAGGCTAAGTATGCTTATAAGTTTTTGATTGGTACTGAATCAACGTCACATGGTGGATTAACAAGAGAGTTGGCAAGAACCGTTTTACCAGTATCAAACTATACAGAGTGTTACTGGAAGATAGACTTGCACAACTTTTTTCATTTTTGTCGTCTAAGAATGGATGATCATGCACAACAAGAGATACAAGATTATGCAAAGGTAATGTATGAGTTGGTAAAACCAGAAGTGCCAATAGCAGCAGAAGCCTTTGAAGACTACAGCCTAAATAGTGTATCTTTTAGTAGAATGGAATGGGATGTAATAAAAAAACATCTATTAATTAATACAAGTGTTCTTGATGAAACTGATTTTAATATGGGCAAACGTGAGTGGCAAGAACTAAAGGATAAAATCAAATGATAGAATATTTTTCAACACCAGACCATCAAGTAGCTTTATGTGCTAATATTCTTTCTATAATCGCAGCATGGTTATTTATGAAAAAACATGATTATGGTGTATGGTATGGATTGGTAGCTGAATTGTTTTGGTTAGGGTGGATTTATGAAACTGACAAATGGGAAATATTACCCGTCGAACTTTTAGCATTTATAATTTATTTATATGGTTGTATTATACAAATGAGAAGGAGAGATATGAGATGAGCTTACCAACAATTTACCAACAATTCATACACCTGAGTAGGTATGCTCGGTGGTTAGACAAAGAAGAAAGAAGAGAGTCTTGGGAAGAGACCGTAAAAAGATATTTTGATTTTTTCGAGAAACATTTAGAGGGAAAACCAAATGTAAAAAGAGATCGAAAAATCTTAGAGCAAGCCGTGGTAGAACAAAAAATAATGCCTTCAATGAGATCATTAATGACCGCAGGAGATGCATTACTAAGAGATAATGTTGCAGGATATAATTGTGCATATTTAGCTGTTAATAGGCCACGAGCATTTGATGAATGTTTATTTATTTTAATGTGCGGAACAGGAGTAGGTTTTTCTGTAGAGCGCAGAGAGGTAGAAAAACTTCCTGAAGTTCCAGAAGAATTATTTGATACAGATACTACTATAGTTGTTGCTGATTCAAAGATAGGATGGGCAAAGGCATATAAAGAATTAATTCATATGCTATATTCTGGTCAAATACCTAAATGGGATACGTCTAAAATTCGAAAAGCGGGTACGCGTTTAAAAACTTTTGGTGGTCGATCTTCGGGTCCTTTACCATTGGATAATCTTTTTCGTTTTACGGTTGAAACATTTAAATCAGCAGTTGGTAGAAAGTTATCTTCTATTGAGTGTCACGATTTGATGTGTAAGATTGCTGAGATAGTTGTGGTTGGTGGTGTTCGTAGATCAGCATTAATCTCTTTGTCTAATCTTACAGATGAACGAATGAGGAAAGCAAAGTCTGGTCAATGGTGGTTAGATAATACACAACGTGCGTTGTCAAACAATTCTGTTGTATATACAGAGAAACCAGATGTTAATATTTTTCTTAAAGAATGGATGAATTTAATTGAATCCAAGTCGGGGGAACGTGGAATCTTTAATAGAGTGGCTGCAAAAAAACAAGTTGAGAAACTTGGTGATCGCAGAGATCCTAATTATAGTTTTGGTACTAACCCTTGTTCAGAAATTATATTAAGAGATGCAGAGTTTTGTAATTTAACTGAGGTGGTTGTTAGACCAGAAGATACTCCTGCAACATTGGCTGAAAAAGTTGAACTTGCTTCTATACTTGGAACGTGGCAGGCAACTCTTACTCATTTTCGTTACTTGTCTAAAACGTGGAAAAAGAATTGTGAGGAAGAAGCATTGTTGGGTGTATCATTAACTGGTATTATGGACAATGCATATACTAATGGAACAAAAGAAACAAAAGATTTTTCACTTGCCAGTACTTTAACTCACTTGAAGGGGATTGCAATTGAAACAAATAAAAAAGTTGCAAAACAACTTGGTATTAATCCTGCAGCTGCTATTACTTGTGTTAAACCATCTGGTACTGTTTCACAATTAGTTGATGCAGCTTCTGGTATCCATGCACGACACGCACCATATTATATTAGAACTGTACGAGGAGATAAGAAAGATCCTATTTGTCAGTTTATGGTAAAGAAAGGAATACCACATGAATCTGATGTAACTAAACCAGATCATACATGGGTATTTTCTTTTCCACTTAAAACAACAAAGAGTGCAATTTGTCGAAACGATAAAACAGCTCTTGAGCAGTTAGAGTTTTGGAAATTGTATCAAGAATATTGGTGCGAACATAAACCATCAGTTACTATAACGGTTAGAGAATATGAGTGGATTGAAGTGGGTGCATGGGTGTTTAAAAACTTTGATATGATTTCTGGCATTTCTTTTTTACCACATATAGATCATTCTTATCAACAAGCTCCTTATCAAGATTGTACTGAAGCAGAGTATAAAGAGATGTTGAAACAGATGCCAGAAGAAATTGATTGGGATGAATTGTCTAAATATGAGCATGAAGATCATACAAGAGGTTCTCAGGAATATGCTTGTACTGGTGATAAATGTGAAATCGTAGATATTCAATCGGAGAATTAATATGGATGAGGTCGAGAAAAGGTTTGGTTGTGCAGAGTGTGGGCATTCATTTGTTATGGAATGTGAAGAAGATATGATACCTAAGTTTTGTCCATTTTGTGCCAATCCAGTTTATGGCAGAGATGTAGATGAATATTATGAGGATGAAGATGAATGAGTAGTAAGTCAAAGAATAAAGGTAAGAGTTGGGAACGAGATGTATGTATATTTCTTTCGGAGTTATATAATGATTCGTTTATTAGAGTGCCTGGCTCAGGAGCTTTTATCGGTGGTTCAAATCAATTCAGAAAAGAATATCTTTCAGAGGAACAAATAAAGTTATCACGAGGTGATATTATCCCTCCACCAAAATTTCCTTATTTCTTAGCCGAGTGTAAGAATTATGCAGACTTTCCATTTCATTTATTGATATCAAAGAATAGTATTAAACTGTTAGATACTTGGATAGAACAAGTAGAACATGATGTCACATCAGAGAATGATGTTTGGTTATTGTTTATTAAGATTACCAGAAAGGGACAGTATGTTCTTTTTAATACAAACTCTTTGGGTGATAAAGAAAAACAATGTAGATATCATACGCATGGTGTAAAATATAAAAAGTATTGGTTTTGCGACATGGAGTATTTTTTCAGTTGTTATAAAGATGAACTTGATTTGAAATGGAGAAATTATGGCAGAGAAACCAAAAAAAATTAATATTGCGGTTAATGGTTTTGGAAGGATTGGAAGAAACTTAGTTCGTAAATTAATATCAGATAACAGATACAATATTGTTGCAATCAATGCTAGAACAACTGTTGATGTTCGAGCTCATTTGTTTAAGTATGATTCTGTTTATGGTAGGTATCGGGGTGATATTAGTTATGAATTGGATAACTTGATTATTGATGGACATACAATTCCAAACTTTGATAGAAAAACACCAGCCAAACTTCCTTGGGGTGAATTAGATGTTGACTTTGTAATTGAATCTACAGGAAAATTTACAAACAAACATGATCTTGAACAACATATAGAAGCTGGTGCAAAGAATGTTATTGTAACATCACCAGCTAAAGATATTGATGCCACATTAGTGTTTGGTGTAAATGAAGCCAGTTATAAAGTTCAAGAGAATAATATTATTTCTGCTTCATCTTGTACCACTACTTGTTTGACACCAATTTTAAAAGTCTTAATGAAGAACTTTGGTATCAAGCAAGGTACAATGACTACAGTTCATTCTTATACTATGGGTCAGGCATTACTTGATTCTTCCCATCCAGATTTACGAAGAGCAAGAGCTGCAACCATGTCTATTATTCCAACAACTACAGGTGCGGCAAAGAATGTTGGTCTTATTATTCCAGAGTTGGAAGGAAAGATAGATGGACTTGCAATTCGTGTACCAGTACCAAATGTATCTTTATTAGATTTATCAGTTGAGTTGGAACAGGATACTAACATAGAAGATGTTCTTGCAGTATTTGAAAAAGAAAAAAAATTACATGGTATATTATGTGTTTCGTATGAGCCGTTGGTATCGGTAGATTATATTGGTGATTCATGTTCTGCTATAGTTGATTCTCTCTCCTCCAAAATGGTTAATAAACGCCTCCTACAATTGATTGCTTTTTATGATAATGAATATGGCTACTGTTGCCGAGTGCTGGATTTGCTCCAATACATTGTCAAGAAAATACCCTTGCCAACCCCAAGCAAATAAAGGAGTTGTAACCCCTTTATTTACAATGACTTACACGATAATGGTGTAACCCCTTTAAAAACAACAACTTACAGACCATATTGTTCCTTGTGTTTCAGCTGGTATTTTGCTATAATAGTAGTATATAAATGAGAAAGGAGATAGTATGAAATATATTCTTTTCGTTATGATAACAGTTTTCTTGGAAACAGGAGAGCCGATTGAACACAAATTCTCATTAACATTTGATAATGATAAAAGATGTGCTGAATTTAAAAAAGTAATTGATGTTGGTGTATCGTTTTTTCGTCTTGCTAATGATAATGGTAGTGAGATAGATTATTCAGGAAATTGTAAAGAAGTAGTTATTTCTAAAAAAAGGAGTTTGTAATGAGTGTTTGGGATGATGAATGGGAAGATAACGAATTAGATAAACATGATTTTGAAATGTGGTTGGATTCTATAAATGAATCTGGCGATCCAGACAGAGATGAAGAATTTTATAATAAAGAAATGGCTAGACAAAAAATGATGCAAGTTGAGTATCCTGAAGTTGTGGTTCAGACATCAAAATATACAATGACATATAGTAATAATTGAGGTTGAAATGAAAAGTTGGTGGTTAGATGATTGGGAGAACAATCGTTTTCGCTTATTTTGTGAAACGATTGGTTCATTATGTTTTATTAGTATTTATGTTTTGATGGCTTGGTATGGTGAGGCTGTTTCAATCTTTACAATATTTCTTGTGCAGATTGTAGGTTCATCATTACATATCATTAATGCTTATATGCGAAATAGTGTCAATTTAATTGTATTGAATGTAGTAGTGATAACAATAGCAATTTTTGGAATTGGGAGGATGTTTTTATAATGAGTAAACAAATATATGATTTGATGGTGTGTGCTGATGGTGTTACAAGAGCAGTTCCAGTAGTTCATGGTTTTAGAATTGATCCGAGCTTACCAAAAAACAGCGATGATTCTGAAAAAAAAGATGTCGAAAAAAAATCTCGACCAAAAATCAGTATCCAAGCACGACTACAAAATAAAGTGGAAGAATTCATTTCCGCAGTAGAAGGACAAGTGGATGATTTCATAGATAGTGATTATAAGATGAAATATGATGTATATAACCATATGTCAAAGATTGGATGCAAAGCTGTACACGCACGAAAGATGAGGCCGTTTTATGTTGATTGTTATAATGAGTTGGTTGATGTATATAATCAAGATGAGGAATATTACTCAGAAGCATGGAGGCACTTGAAACCAAAGTACCATAAAAAGATGATGGACTTCTATGGTTTGATAGTTGATGATTTAGAACGTATTATTAAGAACTCTACAGCACAACGCAAACCACGGAAGAAGAAAACATTAACAGCTACAAGACTTGTCAAGACTTTAAAGTATCAACAAGAGTTTTCTGATCTTAAATTGGTTAGTGTTAATCCAGAGAAAATTATTGGGGCCAATGAATTGTGGGTGTATAATACAAGATATAAAACTCTCGGTGTGTATCACGCAGTCAATTCTGTTCGGGGACTTTCTGTTAAAGGTTGTACCATACAACATTTTGATGAAGATATGTCAATCCAGAAAACTGTTAGAAAACCAAAAGACATATTAAGTGTCTTAAACAAACGCTCTTTGAAAAAGCAGCTGAATAATATGAAAACCAAAGAGCAAAAAATGACGGGTCGTATTAATGCCCAAACTATATTATTAGGAGTATTCTGAAAGATTATATTAAGGAGTATTTTAAAATGTGGAGTAAATTAAAAACATTAATGCTGATAGCTTTAATTTATCTTATGAGTGTATTAGTTTTTACTGATACTGGTGGAAAAACCAATTCAGAAATTGTGGAACGAGAATGGAACCGAGTATCAGAAATAGTTAGCGAAGGATTTGGTGGTGCAATTAATATTATTGAAAATGATGTTATTCCATTTGTGGATACACAGGTGGGTGAAATACGGAATGAAGATCGTTCATTGCTTGATGTTGTTGCTGATAAAGTGAAAGAACCATTTTCTGGAGGAGGATAAAGAATGAAGAAATTTATTTTATTGATTGTTGTCATGTTTACTTTGGCTATGGTTAGTTCAGCATATGCTGGCAAATGTCCACAGCCAAGAAAAACAAAGTCTGCTCCAACGTCATTTGTTAAACAAGATAAAATCGCCAAGGCCAATAAAGCCAATGGTAAAAAGATTTACAATAAGACAGCCAAGCCGATAGCTTGTAAAATGTGTCATGGTAAAACAGGAGTTGGTGATGGTAAATTCGGTAAACGAATGAAGCCTCAGGCAAGAAACTTTACCTGTAAAGCAACCATGAAGAAAATTTCTGCTGGTCAAATGTTTTGGATTATTAAAAATGGTTCTAAAGGGACCGGTATGATTGCCCATAAAAACACTCTGAAAGACAAAGAGATATGGGATGTTATTAAGTATATTCGTACTGATTTAATGAAAGGAAACCAATGAAACGAACTACTTTGATAAAGAACTTACAAAAGAGAGCTATGAGAATTACATTTACGAAAGTAAATGGTGAAGAACGTATTATGGATTGTTCGTTACAAGAACATATAGTCCCGGAAACAAGTGAAAGTAATCGAAAACAGAACAAAGAAATTCTTCCTGTTTTTGATATAAACAAAGGTGAGTGGAGGTCATTTAGGCTTGACTCAGTTACTAATATAGAAGCTTTAGAATATCAAGACAACGAGGTATTATGATTCTCTTGGATTTCAGTAATATAATTGTAAGTAGTATTATGGTAGCAGTTAGAGTTCCTGATGAGGAACGATTCGGTGAGGACTTTATCCGCCATTTGGTGCTTAACAGTATTCGTTCATATCGGAGCAAGCACAAAGATAAATATGGTGAAGTAGTTATTTGTACGGACTATCTTTCTAGTTGGAGAAAAGTTGCCTTTCCATATTATAAAGCCCACAGAAAAGTACAAAGAGATAAGCAGGACAAAGAGCGGGGTATGGATTGGTCAGCCTTATTTGATACAATATCTAGGATAACAGATGAACTTAAAACGAACTTTCCTTATAAAGTAATCCAAGTTCCACACGCAGAAGGCGATGATGTGATAGCTGTATTAGCTAAATATGCGAATAATGACTTAAATGAGGCATCTTTAATCGTTTCCTCAGATAAAGACTTCAACCAGTTGTATAAATATAAGAAAATACGACAATATTCTCCAATGAAGGGAAAGATGTTGAAGGGTATTAATGCTGACGTATATTTGAAGGAACATATTATTCGTGGTGATAAGGGAGATGGTATTCCAAATATTTTATCAGCTGATGATTGTATTGTTGAAGGTGTTCGACAAAAACCAATTTCAAAGAAGAAGGTTGCTAAGTGGTTGACACAAAGTAGGGAAGATTTTTGTGATAATGGTATGGTATATGGGTGGGATCGCAATCAAGAGTTGATAGACTTCGCTTATATTCCACCCCCAATAGTTCTTGAGATTTTAGAACAATATAATGGACAGACGCCATCTAATAGAAGTGGATTGTTAAATTATTTTGTGAAGCATAGATTGAAAATGTTAATTGAAAATATAGGAGATTTCTAATGGCAGAAACCGGATTTACAGAAACGATACCAGAGATTTTTGATAAGATTGAAGCAGTAAAGACCAAAAAAGAAAAAAAAGCAATACTAGAACAATATAAAGATGTTTCAGCATTTAAACATATTTTGAGAGGTGCGTTTGATCCAAAAATAGAGTGGCTGATAAAAGATCAACCAGATTTTATTCCGAATGATGCACCAGTTGGATTGTCTGAAAATAATCTTTATAGAGAGATACCAAAGTGTTCTATTTTTCTAAAAGGACATCCAGCAAATAAAGGAGTAAGCCCTACACGATTAAATCAACTTCTAATTCAGGTATTAGAAAGTATGCATCCATCAGAAGCGTTTATTTATATGGAAATGTTAAAGAAGAAAATTAAAGTAAAGGGGTTAACATCAAAATTAGTATTGGAAGTATTTCCAGGTATGTATAAAGAAAAGGGAGCATAAAATGTCAATAAGTGTTCAATCAGATGGCAGTTCGTTAGAAACTACTGTTAGTGTTAAATCGGGTAGGAAGAAACTGTACGAAAATAAAGCAACAGTAGTAGAAGCTTTCAAAGAAAAACACATTAAAGTTGATTTGGTTGATGAGGACGATCATTATTTTAAATTAAATTGGGATGGAGGAAAGTATGTAGGTAATTTTTTTGGTACAACATTGACTTGCGAGTATGAGGTTAGTAGAGATTTCAAAGCAGAGATTTCTACACCTAATAAAAACGAATCGAGTGCTACCGTTTATGCAAAACGCTCTAATGGAGGTAGACCTCATAGATACAAGTAAGGAGGCTTGATGTACGTTACAAAAGAGAACCCTGTTATTCAAGAAGTGAGAAGTTATGAAACAAATTTGGATCGAGCATATAAAGAAAACAAAAAAATAAAAACCTTTTACCCAACAAAGCATCTCATCACACGTTGGTTTAATATATTTAATCAAGAAATATTTAATAATGAAATATATCCCTTTCATGAAATAGAAATATTACAAAAGAAGGGGTGCCACGCAGAACACATTCCTTATGAAGAACATGATGGAAAAATTTATGGTGTTTTATCTATAGCAGATCGTTTTATAAATAAGAATGAGTTCTTATATACGTTGGCTCATGAGATGATTCATCAATGGCAATGGATGACTTTAAACAGAACAAGTCATGGCAATTCATTTTGGAAATGGAAAAATAAACTAGCACAATTTGAAATACCATTAGGAGAAAGTATATAATGAAAACATTTAAATCACATCTGAAAGAAACGACACTCTCAAGAGTGTTTCGTCATTTTCAGAA